GCCGCTCGGGCGATGCAGTATTCCTCGCGGCCGGGCGAGAACGTTCTGGACCTGTTCGGAGGTAGCGGATCAACTCTCATCGGCGCGGAGCAGGCCGGACGAAAGGCCTTTCTCATGGAACTCGATACCCCGTATTGCGATGTGATCGTCACCCGGTGGGAGAACTTCACCGGGAATAAGGCGGAGCGCATCCCTCGTGGCGAGCGCGTGGCTGTATAGATCCGCTTGGCGAGGGCGTAAATGGCGGCGCAAACCTATCCAGTCGCAGTCATCTCAAAGCTTCTCGACCTGACCCCAAGGCGCATCCGGCAACTTGTGGATGAGGGGGTTATTCAACGAGCGGAGAAGGGGAGATATGAACTTGTACCTTCGGTCCGAGGGTATATCCGTTACCTCCGGGATCGATCGATTGGCCGCGATGGAGAGCAGTCTTCCGATATCGCCTCCGAGCGGGCCCGGCTGACCCGTGAACAGGCAGACAAGATGGCGATGGAGAACGCCAAGTCTCGTAACGAGTTGATCCCGACCCCGCTGGTGCAGAAATCCATCGAACGTGCGTTTTCCGCGTTCGGCGCTCGCATCGATGCCATCCCTCGGAAAGCCGTCCCGCGGCTTAAAGGGTGTTCGGGCGACGCTGCACGCGAAAAGGTCCTGCGCGAACTGATAAGGGAGGCCCTCCACGAACTCTCCGCCTTTGATTTCTCCGGAATCATACGGAGTGATGGAGAGGGTTCTCCGGTCGGCGGCAACGGTGCTGCGACCCCCGCCGGACCTGACGATCAGCCAGTGGGCGGACGAGTTCCGCGTCCTGTCGGCAGAGGCAAGCGCGGAACCGGGCAAGTGGAGCACGTCACGGGTTGAATATCTGCGCGGCGTAATGGACGCCGCCTGTGACCCGGAAGTATCAACCGTCGTCTTCATGAAGTCGGCGCAGGTCGGGTCGACGGAGATCATCAACAACATCATCGGCTACCACATCCACCAGGATCCGTCGCCGATCCTCGTGGTGCAGCCCAACATCAAGATGGTGAACTCCTGGAGCAAGTCGCGGCTGGCCCCGATGCTCCGGGACACTCCGGTCCTGCGGGGGAAAGTAGGCGATCCCCGAGCGAAGGACTCCTCGAACACGATCCAGGAGAAGGTCTTCGAGGGCGGGATCCTGGCCGTGGCCACGGCCAACAGCCCCGCGGACCTCGCCTCCCGGCCCATCCGGATCGTCCTGTTCGACGAGGTGGACAAGTATCCCTCATCCGTCAAGGAGGAGGGGGACGCGATCGAGCTGGGGACCGTCCGCACCGAGACGTTCTGGAACTCGAAGACCTACAAGGGATCGACTCCGACCGTCCATGAGATCTCGCGCATTGAGGACGAGTGGGAGAAGTCGGACCAGCGGTACTTCATGGTTCCCTGCCCCCGCAAGGGATGCGGGAAGTACCAGCGGCTCATCTGGCCGCAGGTCAAGTGGTCGAAGGATGAGCGCGGTAATCCGGTCGATGTGCATTACGAGTGCGCGTATTGCCGAGGGCGCATTGAGGATCACGAGCGGTATCGGATGGTCCGGCGAGGACGTTGGGAGGCGACGCGGCCTTGGGTAAAGGGTATCGCGGGGTTTCACATCTCGTCGATCTATTCGCCCTGGACGACGCTTCATAAGCTGGCCGTCCGGTTCGTCAATGCCGTCCGGTCCAAGAGCCCCGAGCAGCTCCGGGTTTTCGTGAATGCGGCCCTGGGGGAGACGTGGAAGGAGGACACCACGACGGTGGACGAGGGGTCGTTGCTTGCCCGCCGGGAAAACTACGGGCCGCTCGTGCCGGAGCGGATATGCGCGATCACCGTCGGCGTGGATGTCCAGGACGACCGGATCGAGGCCGAAGTGATCGGATGGGCCCCCGGCGAGGAGTCGTGGCAGATCGAATACGCCGTCATCCCGGGCAGGACGGAGACCGACCTTCGCCCCTGGCAGGACCTGGAGATCCTCCTGTCGAAGCGGTACCCGCACGAGCTCGGCGTGACGCTCGTCGTCATGGCGGCGGGGATTGATTCCGGAGGCCACGCGACGACGAAGGTCTACGAGTTCTGCAAGCCTCGCGAGGAGCGCCGCATCTGGGCACTTAAAGGCGGGAGCAAGACGGGGATCCCTGCGGTGGGTCGGCCAAGCCGGAACAATGCCGGGAACGTCCCTTTGCGGATCATCGGGACGGACGCCATCAAGCGGACGATCCTGTCGCGCCTCAAGCTCGAGGCGCCGGGCCCCGGGTTCATGCACTTCTCGATGTCGGCGGATGAGGAGTACTTCAAGCAGCTCACAGCGGAATCGCTCATCAAGATCAGGGAAAAGGGCGAGGTCAAGTTCATCTGGAAGAAAAACCGGGAACGCAATGAGGGGCTGGACTGCCGCGTGTACGGCTATGCGGCCTTGATCGCGTTAAACCCGGATCTGGAACGATACGCGGCGATGATCCAGGCGCAGGCGAGGGAGATTGAGAAGAACATCCCCGCTCCTGCTGGGTTGAGTGCGGGAGGCCGTGGCCGCCGGGTCATCAGCCGAGGGATCGGAGGGTAAGGATGGCGGGAATCACGCTTGCCCAAGCGGAGGCGCAGCTTACGAGCTGGATGGAGGCATCCACCGCGGTTGCCGGCGGACAGGCATACACGATCGGGGGCCGGTCCCTTACCCGTGCCGATGCGAGGGCGATTCAGCAGCAGATCGACTTCTGGGACAAGAAATGCCAGGAACTTTCCGGCGAATCGAACGTGTCCCGGAAAATCAAGGTCTACGGCGGAACCCCGGCATGAAGTACGAGGCGCGTTTCGGCAGCAAGACCCTCTCCGTCGAGGAGAACCTGGTCGACCGGGCGATCCGGTATCTGGATCCCGCCCGGGCGAACAAGCGGGTCGCTGCGCGCTTCTCCGCAGCCGTGGCGGGGGGATATGTCGGGGCCTCTACCTCGCGGCGGCAGACGCTTTCGTGGGTCGCGCAGAAGGGCGACGCGGACGCCGTCATCCTCTCCGACCTCCCGACATTGCGGGAGCGGTCTCGGGACCTGCTTCGGAACGAGCCGCTGGCAGTCGGTGCGGTCAATACCGTCGTGACCAACGTCGTGGGAACCGGCCTGACGCTTAAAAGTCAGGTCGACCGGGACATTCTGAATATGACCGAGGAGCAGGCCGACGCATGGGAGGCGCAGGCCGAGCGGGAATGGCACCTGTTCTTCGATTCCCCCGAATGCGACCTGGCGCGAACGCTCAACGGCGTATCCCAGCAGGAACTCGCGCTTCGGCAGGTCATCGAGAACGGCGACGTGTTCATCCTCATGCCGAACCTCATCCGTCCCGGATCTCCCTACGGCATGAAAATGCAGATGATCGAGGGGGACCGGGTCTGCAACAAGGACGGGGTGCAGGATACGGCGACGCTCGCCGGTGGGGTAGAGCGCGACAGCTACGGAGCCCCCCTCCGGTATCACATCCTCGACCAGCATCCGGGGTCGGCGTATTACCGAAACGCATCCCGCACCTGGACGGTTGTCCCGGCGTTTGGCAAGACCGGACGGCGCAACGTGATCCACCTGTTCAAGACGCTCCGGCCCGGGCAGTCCCGCGGGGTGCCGTACCTCGCCCCGGTAATCGAGCCGTTGAAGCAACTCGGGCGGTACACCGAGGCGGAGATCATGGCGGCCGTCATCTCGGGCATGTTTACGGTATTCGTCAAGTCGGAGAGCGGCGGGGCGGGGCTCTCCCCCATGGAGCCGACCGCCGAGGTGGGGGGAAGCACCTCGGACGACGATTTCAAGCTCGCCTCGGGGGCGATCCTGAATCTCGCCCGGGGGGAGGAGATCCAAACGGCCAACCCCGGGAGGCCGAACCAGGCGTTCGACCCGTTCGTGATGGCGGTCCTTCGGCAAATCGGGGTGGCGCTGGAATTGCCGTTTGAAGTGCTCGTCAAGCATTTCACGGCATCGTATTCCGCCGCCCGGGCGGCACTCCTCGAGGCGTGGCGCTTTTTCCGGTCCCGCCGGGAATGGCTGGCTGCGAATTTCTGCCAGATCCTCTTCGAGAACTGGATGGACGAGGCGGTTGCGCTCGGGCGCATCAAGGCCCCCGGATATTTTGCGGATCCGTTGCTCCGGAAGGCATACCTCGGGGCGGATTGGATCGGCCCGGCCCCCGGGCAGATCGACCCGGTGAAGGAAGTCGAAGCTGCAGGGAAGCGGCTTGAGCTTCGCCTATCGACCGTGGCGGAGGAGACGGCGGCGCTGACCGGCGGGGATTTCGAGCGGAACCTGCCGCAGATGCGCAAGGAGCAGCGGATGCTCAAGGAGGCCGGACTTACCCCCGAGCCTTCCGCTCCCAAGGTGCCGACAACCGGAAGTGGGATGCCGGCGAAGCCGACGGACGCTCCGGAAAACGATGACCAGCCGGAGGGGAACTGACAATGCGTCTGATCGACGTTCTCACGAGTCCCTGGGCGATCGTCCCGGAGAAGCTGATCGAGATCCAGGCGATCTACCGCACGCACTTGCGGGGGGAAAAGATCGATCTGTCCGCGATCGAGGCCCGGCTCGGGAAGCAACTGGCGAACGAGCCGAAGCCCTACGAGGTCGTAAACGGCGTGGCGGTGATCGAGATGGAGGGGATCGTCGCCAAGCGGATGAGCCTGTTCACGAAAATCTCCGGGGGGATCTCGACCTACCACATCCAGGAGCAGTTCTCCGCGGCGATGGCGGACCCGAAGGTCCGGTCGATCCTGCTGAACATCGACTCCCCAGGCGGGGGCATCGACGGGACGGCGGACCTGGCCGGGATGATCCACTCCGCGCGGGGCGAGAAGCCCATCGTGGCGTTTACCGACGGGGTGATGGCTTCCGCGGCCTACTGGATCGGGAGCGCGGCGGATGCGGTGTACATCTCCGGGGACACCTCCCAGGTGGGCTCCATCGGGGTCGTTGCGGCGCACATGGACATCTCCAAGGCCGAGGAAATGATGGGCGTCAAGACCACGGAAATCACCGCCGGGAAGTACAAGCGAATCGCCTCCCGCCATGCTCCGCTGTCGCAGGAAGGGCGGCAGACCATGCAGGAGATGGTCGATTACGTCTATTCGGCCTTCGTGGGAGACGTTGCAAAACATCGCGGGGTCTCCGAGGAACAAGTGTTGGAGCAAATGGCCGACGGGCGGATCTTCTTCGGCCGTCAGGCGGTAAACGCGGGATTGGTCGACGGTGTTTCGACCATGGAGGAGTTGATCGGAAAACTGTCCGCCGGGGAACTGGTGGGCAAACCCGTCGCGGCCGGGGCCGTCGCGGCGGTAATCGAGGATATCAAGGAGGAACCGATGAAGGTAAAGGCTGGCGAACAGGTAATCGAGGTCCAGGACACGCTGGAAATCGACGCGAAGTGGATCTCTAAGAACTGTCCCGATATCGCCAACGCTCTCCGGGGAGAGGGCGCACAGGTGGAGCGGGAGCGGATCCAGGGAATCGAGGAGCACGCGCTTCCCGGCTACGAGGCGATCGTGGCCGAGGCAAAGAAGGACGGCAAGAGCACAGGCGCGGATATCGCCATGCGGATCGTCAAGGCCGAGAACCAGGTACGCACGAAGAAGCTGGAGGAAATCCGGGGAGAGGCCCCGAAGCCAGTCCCGGCGGTGGCCGTGGATGGAGTTCTTCCGGAGGCGGAGAAGAAGGAGAAGACCTTCGAGGTGCTGGTGGAGGAATACCAGTCCGAGAAGGGTTGCTCCCGTGGGGACGCAATCCGGGCGGTGGCCGCGGCGCATCCCGAAGCGCACGAGAAGTTCGTCGCACGGCAAAAGGCAGGATCTAGCCGTTGAATGTCCCGGCTGCGGTGACCAGCCGATAACCCATTGAGCGAACAAGGAGGTAGAAAATGAGCTGGATCGTAGGAGACATGACGTTTACCGCGAACGGCGCCCTGGCGGCCAAGGTGCGGGTGAAGATCACCGCGGGCTCCACCACGGACCCGCCCCAGGTCGAGGTCGCCGGTGCCGGCGAGGAGCACATCGGCAACACGGAGTTCGGCACGGCCAGCGGCGCACTCGTTACGGTTCGCAGCCGAAAATCCCCGGGGACCCACGAAGTAACCGCCGCAGGCGCGTTTGCCGTGGGTGCGGCTCTGTACGGAGCGGCGGCGGGGAAGGTGGACGACGTGATCGCTGGCTCGATCATCGGCTACGCCGTCGATGCGGCCACGGCCGACGGGGATATCGTGAAGATCATCGACCATCCCTAAACCCCCTTAAGCCTTCCAAGACGTCTGACGGGCCCGCCTTTGAGCGGGCTTTTTAATTTTCCGCCAAGGAGGACTTTAAAGATGCCGAGACCTACCAGTTCGACGACGATCCAGCGTCCCGATCTTGGGGCGTTGGTCTACGAGTACGTGATGAACGCAGCGGACCGGGGATTCATCTGCCTGGACCTGCTCCCGACCCTCGATGTCCCGGAGCAGTCCGCCGACTACCCGGTGATCCCGTTCGAGGCCTTGCTCAAGCTCCAGAGCACGGCTCGTGCCCCCCGTGGTGCCTACAACCGTGGCGACTACGAGTTCGAAACCGGAACCTACTCCTGCAAGGAGAACGGGTGGGAGGAGCCGGTGGACGACGTGGAGCGCAAGTTGTACCGGCGATTCTTCGACGCCGAGGTGGTGGCAGCCCTTCGTGCCACGGACATCGTGCTTCGCTCCCAGGAAGCCCGTGTCGCCGCGAAGATCTTCAACACCGGAAACATCACCCAGACCTCGGCGGTCGGTGTCGAGTGGAACACCGCCGCGACCTGCACTCCGCGGGAGGACGTCGCCACCGCGAAGGAGGCGATGCGTGCTGTCGGCCAGCCCGAGCCCAACGTGCTGGTCATCTCCAAGAAGGTCTTCAACACGCTCCTGCTCGCCAAGCAGGTCACCGATGCGTTCCGCTACGGGTCGGTGCCCTTCGAAATCCAGCCGTTCGAGGCGAAGAAGCGCAACCTGGCCGCGTTCTTCGACATCGACCGGATCCTGGTCGGCGGGGCGATCAAGGACAGCGCGAAGAAGGGGAAAGCGATCTCCGCCGCGGATATCTGGGACGACGAGTACGCCGGTCTGTTCCGGGTCTCCTCCGGCGGCCCTGATCTGCGGGAGCCCTGCATCGGGCGGACGTTCCTGTGGACGGCGGATTCCCCGCAGAACATCGTGACGGAGTCCTACCGCGAGGAACAGACCCGCAGCGACATCTACCGGGTCCGGCAATACACGGACGAGGCGTTCGTATTCACCGGCGCGGGCTACCTGCTCTCCAACATCCACACCTAAATCAAGCATAAGGGAGGGGGCGGTTCTTCCGTCCCCCTCCTTTCCCCTGGGGGCCCGATGGCGTTTGAATTCTCCCACGATGTATTTACGGACGACGATTTTATCGGCGTGGATGCGGAGTTCACCCCTTACGGCATGCCCATGCGTACCGTCCGGGTGGCATTCACCAAGGACGTTGAGTCCCTATCCCTCGGAGGCCAGATCGTGCCAACAGACTACGACGCGCAGGCCGGGTGCGCCTTCTCGCTCATATCGGACGCGGCGAAGGGCGACACATTGAAAATCGGGGGGACGGTTTATGTGATTGCAAAAACCCCCCAAGTTGACGAAACCGGCTGGGCAACGATTCCCCTCGCGGAGCAGGTCGAATGACGGTCCGCGCATCCATCCTGTCAAATGCCAAGACCACGATTGAGGCCATATCCGGGATTGAACAAGTCGAAGCGGGAAAATGGTCCGAAGTCGACCTAAAGGACTTAACACTTCCCGCGGCGTTCATCATCCTCGGTCCCGACGAGGTTGTATCCGGTCCGGCGGGATTCGAATCCTTCTGGCTTCCTGCAGTTTTGGAGGTGTGGTGCAAGGAATCCGAAATGGAAGCGCTCATCGGTTCCGTGCATACGGCGATGCTTGTCGACGAGACTCGCGCAGGCTTCGCAATCAATACCGTCCGGGATACCTGCGTCCCTTTCGCCGTGGATCCTGCACGCGGCCTGGTGGGGTTTGACCTTACGTTCAAAATTCTGTATCGGCACCCGTACGGGCAGCCGTAGGAGGTATCCATGCCCCAATCCATGACGATCACCACGCGCCCTGCGGGGTCCAAAGTTGTGGAAATCGACCCGGTGACCGGAGAGGAAAAGATTGTCTCCGAGGATCCGCCGACCCAACCGAACGAATGGCCCGGGGGGAACGCCCCACCGGTGGACGATGAGGAGAGGGGAGAGTAGCCCATGCTGACCAGAAAAGTAACACTCCTTGCGAAAAAGGAGACCACCTACGCGACGGACGCGACCCCCGTCGCAGCGGATGCCGTCCTCGTCAAGTCCGGGGTGGAAGTGAAGATGACAGGAGAGGAACTGAATCGGGACTTTTACCGGTCTTCGCTCTCTCCCCTGGCGCACGTCATTGGCGAACGGTACGCGGAGGTCAAGTTCGCCACGGAACTGAAGGGGTCGGGCGCGGCCGGCACGGCGGCGGAAGCGAGTCCCCTGTTCCAAGCGTGTGGTTTCGCGGAGACAATTACCGGCGGGGTGTCGGTGGTCTACGCCCCCTCCAGTTCGGCGTTCTCCTCCGTGACCCTCTACATCTACCGGGACGGCATCATCTACAAGGTCCTCGGGTGCCGCGGGTCGTTCGACGTGGACATGACCGTCGGGAAGTACGGGGTCATCAATTGGACCTTCCAGGGCCTCTACCAGGTCCCCGTGGACGGATCTCTGGTGGCCGGTGCATCCTACGACGCGACTCTGCCGCCGATCTGCTTTGGAGCGACCTTTTCCATCGGCGGCTACTCCGCGGTGGCGACGAAACTCGCCTTGAACATGGCGAACTCGCTGGCCTTCCGGAAGGACTTAAACAACGCGACCGGGATCCGGGAGGTGCTCATCACCGGATGGGACGACCGCGGCGGATCGTTCGATCCCGAGGCCATCATCGAGGCCACGCATCCGTTCTACGGGAACTGGATCGGCGGGGTGCAATCCGCCCTCACGATCACCATCGGGAGTTCGGCCGGGAACCGGTGCGTCATCACCGCGCCGAAGGCGATGTACAAGGCAATCACCCCGAGCGACCGGGACGGGATTTACGTCTACGACGTCCCTCTGCGGCTGGCGCAGAACACCGGCGACGACGAAGTCATCTTCTCGTTCACTTAACATCCAATATCATGATGATTATAAAGGCGAAAATCATCACAAAAAGAGGTGCTGCGAATGTGTCCTATTGCAATTGATCCGAACCAGTCGTGGGAGTACGTCCTCGAATGCGACCGGGAATTTCCCCCGGACCAGCAGACGGCGTTCGAACTGAAGGTGCTTACGGCCCGGGAACTGGCCGCGATTCAGGACGGAGCGACGAAGGGGAACGTGGACGGGTCGCTGGAGTTTAAGTCCGGCACGCAGACCCTCCGGATCCTCGAACTCGGCGTCCGGGGGTGGAGGAACTTCAAGGATGCTGCCGGTACCGACGTCCCCTTCCGGGAGAACAGCGGGAAGCCTCGGCTGGAGAATTGGGATGTCCTCCGACCCGAGTGGCGGCGCGAGTTGGCCAACGCCATCACCGAGCAGAACCGGGTGACGGAGGAGGAAAGAAAAAACTCCTGATTCTCGCGGCCCTGCTCGTCGGAGAACTCGACGATTACGACTGCGAGAAATGCGGCGAAGACGCCAAGGTGGCGCGAGGGTGTACGGCCGACGCCCTCGTGCCTGCTTTCCAGATCAGTGGAGAGGACCTGAAGAGGTGTCCTCTCCGGTCCCTCTCCCCACTCATGCTTCAAGTTGCCAGAGCGCACAAGTATGTGGAGGAGGGCATCCTCCCCGTGGCCGGCGGATGGCTCGACCAAAGCGCAACCCTAATCGAAGCGCTCGATATTCTGACGGGGGAAATCGCACAGCATGGCAAACAAAAATGAACTCTCCATCCATATCATCGCCAGAGATTCTGCGACGGCGGAGCTGAAGAGGCTCCAAGGGTCGATTTCCTCCTTTGGCGGGGCGGTAAAGTCGGCCGCGCAGGCTTTCCAGGCTTACTGGGCCGCCGCCGCGGCCGCGATTTATGCGGCGATGAGGACCATCGCCGGCGCATGGGATCTGTTCGAGAAGGGGGCGGCACGGAAGGAGCAAGTCGAAGCCCTCGACCGCCTCGTGGCGAAATACAAGACCTCCGCCGGGGATATCGTAGACGCCATCAAGCTCTCCTCCCACGGGCTGGTCGACACGAAGACGGCGCTTGATTCCATCGGGGAAGCCGTCATGCGGAACCTCGACCCGAGGATCCTCAAGGAATTCGCACAAGGCGCGGTCGTCATGGCGAAAGCGACCGGCCAGTCCACCTCCGAGACGTACGCTCAGATCATCGATGCGGTCTCCAGGGGGGTGCCACGTGCCTTGAAGAGAATCGCCGGTGTCGTGGACATGAAGGAAATCTTCGGGGAGAAATGGACGTCGTTCTCCGATACCCAACAGGCCGCCCTCCGGTTGGAGCTGGTGCTTAAGAAGCTCCAGGAGCGGTACGCAGAGCTTGGCGGGATCACGGACAGCACGGACGACAAGATCGTCCGGTTCAAAAATACCCTGGCAGGCATGAAGGCCAGCGTCGGCATGGCGATGGAAACCATCTTCGGCGGGGTGTTCGGGGCGTTCGCCGAGCAGATAGATGCTGCGGCGAAAAGCGTGAAGTCTTTCCTGCAGGACAACGAGGGGCTCCTGGGGTCCATCGGAGGGGTATTCAAGGCCATCGCGGAGAGCATCGCCTCGGTCGGCCGAGCGGTCGGTGTCATCTCGAAGGAGATGGGCGTCTGGCAGATCCTCTGGACGGTCTTCACGGCAGGCTTGAAGGTGGCGAATCTTGCGATCGCCCTCTTTGCGGACTTCATCGGGTTCATCAAGATGGGGCTTTACGCGATCGGCTGGCTGCTCGACAAGGTGGTCATCGCCCCTCTGCGGACGATCGCCTACTGGGGCGCGGAACTCGCCGAGAAGCTTGGGTTCGATAAAGCCGCCGCGGGCCTTCGGAGCTTTATTCAGCTGTCTCAGGCCGGGGCGGATCAGATCGAGGAAGACCTCAAGAAGATGACGGTCGACTACTGGAACCAGTCGAGCTGGGACAAGGCCGTCGAGGCAAACAAGGCTCTCCTGAAGATCCAACAGGAAGGCGTGAAGGCAGCCAAGGAGGCGAAAAAAGAGGGTGGTGGATTCACGCCTCCTCCCGTTACCGGATACTCCGCCGACCAGAAAAAAGCGGTGAAGGATTTCCTTGCCTGGTATGTGGCGCAATCCTCGCAAGTATCCGCCGAGATCAAGGCGCTCTACGGGGACGAGGCGGGGGCCCTGAAAGACCAGAAGATCAAGGCCATCGAAGAGATTTCCACGAAGATGCGGGAACTCGCCAGGTCCGGCATCCTGGAAGAAAAAAAGGGGGGCGGGTTCGAAATCTCCGCGATGCTGAGCGAGGAGGGCCGAAAGGCGGCGGAGGACGCTCTTGCGAAGATCAACAAATTGAAGGAGCAGTACGCGATCCTGTACGGCGGCAAGGAATTGATTCTCCAGAAGCAGCAGGACGCAAAAATTGCGGAGTTGAGCATCTACGACTTCGAGGCGATCCACAAAGCGAAACTGGAATTGCTGAAGGTGCAGTACAAGGAAAACGCGGACATGCTCGAGGCCGCGACCGATAATGAAAACCTCCTGTACGGTGCCACCCTCCGGGAGCGGGCGAACGAAGCGAGGAAGATGCAGGAGGACACGGCAGCCCTCTGGCTCGAAGGGTCGCAGAAGACGATCGCCGGCTTGCAGTCCACCTATCAGGACGACCTCGCGGCATTCCGGGAGAAGGTGTACCAGAAGAAGGCGACGTGGGCCGACTACGACTCCTACGTCCGGGCCCGGGAGCATCGCCTTCAGGAGGATCTGAAGAAGATCCAGGGTACTTCCACCGACGGCATGAAGGACGCCGTGCGGGATTACATCGACGAGTCCAGCAACCAGTACAACCGAGGAAAGGATTTCTTCAACAAGTCGGTCGGGGGGATGGAGAGCGCGATCGGCGACTTCCTTTTCGCGGCGGGGCAGGGGACGTTCAAGGTCAAGGAGATGTTCCAGTCCATGGGGTTGTCGGTCCTCAAGGCGGCGTCGGAGATCATCGCCAAGATGATCGCCCTGCGGATCGTGTCGGGGCTTGGGTCGATGTTCGGTTTTACGTCCGCGAGCTCCGCTGCGGGCGCCCAGGGTGGATTCGGACCGGCCGGTGGTGGCTCTCCGGTGACCGCATATGCGGCGATGGGCGGCATCTTCCCCGGCGGCTGGCAACCGGCCTTTGCCATGGCCGGAGGATCCCCCGTTCCCATCCGGGCCTTCTCATCGGGCGGCATTGTGAGGCGTCCGACCGTCGGGCTGGTTGGCGAAGGCGGGCAGAACGAGGCCGTCGTTCCCCTTCCGGACGGGAAAGCGATACCCGTGAAGATGCAGGGGGGCGATGGGGGGGAGAGGACGATCGTCGTACGGAACGAGTGGACCATCAATACGCTCGATGCAAACGGATTCGACCAGATGCTTGCCAGCAGGAAATCGACGATCGACGGGATGATGGCGGACTCGCTCGCCCGGGCCGGCCTGGTCCGTGACGCCGTGAGGAGGTACCGCTGATGACGGTTCCCGTCTTCCCTTCCGGCGTCCTGTTTGAGCGTGCTCCGTACAAGGAGAACTGGAAGACCCTCGCCAACCAGTCGGAGGGCGGGGTGGAGCAGCGCATTGCCAAGTGGACCCGGCCGATCCGACAGTTCGAGGTCATCGCCAACCTGATGGAGCAGTCCGCGGAGGCGGACGTCCTCCTGAACTTCATCCACGCCCGGAAGGGCGCCTTCGAGCCCTTCCTCTTCATCACGCGGGCGAAGAGATCATGGGAGAAGGTCTTTGTCGGGACCGGCACTGGAGCCCGTCGCGTGTGGGTCTTGCCGTTCCTCGAATGGGACTTCCTGACCGTTTACGTGGGCGGGGTGGAGGTGTTCCGGGGGCCGGACTACGACATCCTCCCCTCGGTTGGCCCGGGTGGGTCCGATCTGCTGGTGTTTCGCGTCTCCGTGACGATCGCGGCTGTCGTCGAAGCGGACGGGGGGAGCGCGAGATTCGTGGCCTACGTCAGGGCGACGGATCTGTATGAGGACGATCACGTCCGAAACGGACGGTACAATGCGCGGCTCTCCCTGACCGAGGTGAAGGCCGACGTAGACCCCTACGGTGGTTGAGGAAATGGCGAACGCTTTTCTCAACCGGATGGTGTGACTGGAGACCCCGATGGCGATTTCCCTCATGCTCCCGCTAGTCGGGAAAACGCAGGCCGACCTCCAGCGCGTGGACAAAGGCACCGGCTCCCTGTCCTTCACCCGATCCACAACTGCCACGCGCCTGAATCCCGACACGAACCTGATCGAGGCCGTGGCGTCAGGGGATCTGCGTGAGGACGGAAGGGTGTACAAGAACCTGCTGTCTTACTCCGAAGCCAGAGATAACGGCTATTGGGGCGCAAAGGACGGCGTGACGATAGCACCGAACGCTGCCGTTGCCCCGGACGGGAAAACTACCGCCGATAAAATTACCGAGACGGCAGCCACCTCGCTGCACTATCACGGAAAGGATACGTCTGGAAGAAACGGTGTCGTGTATGCACATTCGATATACGCGAAGGCGGCAGGTCGAAATCGAATCCGCATGAACGTCACTACCAATCAGACTGTATTTAACCTTTTAACCGGGGTGGTCGTTTCTGGAATCGGAACGATTACTCCTGTTGGGAACGGGTGGTACAGGTGTTCCATGAGCGACACTCCAAATGGCACTTCAATCTATCTCTACGTCACTCTGCAGCAAGATGATGGCACAGAGACCTACGCTGGAGATGTCACAAAGGGGGTGTATGTTTGGGGGACTCAACTCGAAATAGGTTCCTCCCCCACCCATTACGCGAAGTCAGGCTCTTCTCCGGCATACTCTCCCCTTGGCGTGTTGATCGAGGGGCAGAGGACGAATCTCGCGCTGAACAGCGGGGATTTGTCACAATGGACGTCTCACGGTGCGGATCCGTTCACGCAAAATTATGGGATAGCACCGGACGGGACACAAACCTCCTGTTTGATAACAGACACCACCATGGTCGATACCAGAGGGAAAATGCAGGGCATAGGCATCCCTGCCAATTCCCTTCAATATGTGGCATCCATTTTTTGCAAGGCCGGGAGTGCCGATCATTTTGTTTTCACTGTGTATCCGTCCGGAGGCACCCCAACAAATGTCGGCATTGAAATCACGTTCTCTACCGGATCGGTTTCCGTTTGGCAGGGTCAAACCCCCATCAATTATGGCGTGATTCCTTACCCGAACGGGTGGTATCGAATCTGGCTGACAACGCAGAACAATAATTCGACATTGGCGTCGGTGTACGCCGTCGTCGGAACCGCCGATATTGGTAGTGTTGAACTATGGGGAGGGCAGTTCGAGCAGGGGAGTTATCCCTCCTCCTACATCCCCACAACCAGCGCGGCGGTAACGAGGAACCAGGACGACCTGCTGATTCAGAGAAGCGGTAACTTTGACAACGCGATCAGTTCGGCCTTCATGGAGTTCGATGCGATGGAGCCACTCGCTGCAGCCCTCCTTGCCTCCGATAATGCTTCAGTGGCCAACACGGTTTTGTACCAAGCATATGTCGCTCCTAATACCAGGATGGTGGGGTTCGACGGAGTGACGATGTACGTTGGATCCATACTCACGCTCGATGCCCGACAGAAGATCGTGGCCGCGTGGGGTTCAGGTATATTCAAGACATCCGTCGATGGAGGGGCCGTCGTCGTAGATGGCCGGTTCAGTAATGCGATGGGCCTGACGACGAATCTCCGGTTGGGTTCCTACGGATCAGCGGGGACGCTCGGAAGATCGTTCGGCCACCTCAAGTCCTGCATCGTTTTCAACCGCGTCCTCACCGACGCGGATATGCAGGCGATCACGACAGCCGCATAAAAAAAGGCGAAATACTGCCGCGAACAAAAGGCCCTTCGGGGCCTTTTTCATTTTGTGCTCTCGAAGGGGGGTGCCATGCCGAAACTTGTGTACGTAAAGAGTAAGCCGATCACCGTGGAGTCCATCCTCGGTCCTCCGATGGCTTACGTCGAGGTCGCAGGAAAGCGGATTGATCAGCCGATCTGTCAGACCCCAGACGACGGAGCAGGGGTTCCCGTGTGGGCGGCTGTCGTGGACGACGAGACCCATGCGGCGATCGCGGCCGAGCCGGAGTTCCTGGGTGCGGGACTGAACGAGGTCGCGATCAAGGACCCCGCCGTGTACGAACTCATCACCGCGCAGGAAGTGGATGACGGGAAGGGCGGGAAGAAGATCATCGGGATGGGCGAGGCTCCGGTGGTCGGGGAAACCGTTCTTTCCACGAACCCAGCGCACACCTTCGGAGGTTGGGATCCCATGACGGGAGATCCGGTGAAATGACGATCACCATTGATCCGGCGGCTCAGGCCCAGGCACAGGCTGCCTTCACCCGGTCGGCCCTCCTGTTCGAGTTCTACCTCACGGCAACGCAGTATTTCACGAACTGCGACCGCCCTCTGTTGTACGGAGGGAATACCTATTACCCCTTTCCGATTCAGATCGGCGAGGTGAAAAAATCCTCCGTTGGATTGACGGATGACGTGACCCTCGTGCTGTCGAACGTCACCCGGGAAATCTCCGCGCTGCTGCTGTCGGAGCCGTTCGCCGGGAAACGCGCCGTGATCCGCCGGGTGTTCCTCTCCGACGACTACACGATCACCGTCCCGTTCATCGTGTTCGACGGGCTGATGGACGATATCACCGGGAAAGAGGACGCACATACGGCGACGATCACCGTGACCGTACGAACCGATCTGGCGTACTGGCAGAAGTCCCTTCCCGGTAGGCAATATCAGGCGACGTGCGCGTGGGTGTTCAAATCCACGGGCTGTGGGTACGCCGGCGCGGAGGCATGGTGCAACCTAACTTGGGAGCGATGCAAGGCGCTGTCGAATCAGGCTAGATTCTCCGGGTTCCGGCATCTTCCTAAACTAGAATCCTCCCCCCTGTGGTGGGGAAGGACGGCTCCGGCGGCCGCTCCTACAACGCAGCACGTCGGTATCAAGGTGTGGAGATGATGACCGAAGCCATGATGTTTGAGCGGATCCAACCGCTTATAGGGAAACCTCATTCTGAAGTCCCGTGTTGGAAGATCATCGACATCCTGTACGGGGTCCCTCTCCTCACGGCCAAGGAGGTCGATTCCGATTTCATGCAGGTGGGGGACGTGGTGGTGTTCGGGGAGAATGAGAAAACCCTCGTCCCGGATTATTCCATCGGGGTCTACCTCGGCAACGGGAAGGTCGTCACCTCCTTCAAGGAGATCGGCGTTGTGATGATCCCATGGAGATTCGTTAAGAACTCGTTCGTCGGGGGACTGCGCGTTGGGTGACGCCAAGAAAATCCTCGGATACGTCGCTATCGCTGCCGCGATCGTCCTGACGATATTCGCCCCGGCGGGAATGGGTGCCTGGGCGAAACTTGCGTATTTCGGCAGCGTCCTCGCTCTCTCCGCCGGCGGGTCGATGTTGCTCAACCAGATAGCGAAGAAGGAGATGGCGGAGCAACTGGCCCGGGCGCAGAGCGTCACCGCGGGGCTTCAGGCGAATACGCGATCCTCTCAGGTTCCGATCCCGGTAATTTACGGGTGGCAATTGATCGGCGGGAATTACCTCTACATGAAGCCGGTCGGGGCGAATAACAACGAACTGCATTGTGTCCTTGGGCTGTGCGAAGGGGAGATCGACGCGATCGAGAAGATGTATTTCGGGGACACGCTGGTTTGGGATGGCCAAACGGAAAACGGCGGGATCCTGAACACTCCCTACCTGTGGGTTTTTGCGATGAGTTACCGGCTGGGGACGAACGTCCAGACGCCGTTCTCCGAAATTCAGGCGATCGATACAGATTTCGAAGACACCTATCCGAACACGGCCGTCGTGTACCTGAAACTGATTTACGACCAGAACTTGTTCCAGGGGGTTCCCCAGGTCAATTTCATCATCCGCGGAAGGAAGGTGTACGACCCCAGGGATCTCTCTACGAAATGGACGCAAAACGGTGTCCTGCAGCTGCGGGACATTCTGACAGACGACCGGTTCGG